AACAGGTGGTTATACTTGTCCTAACTGTCAGAAAAAACCAAAAAGGAATATGCATAGTCCAAGTGGAACTGGAAACGAGAAAGGTGCTTATGAGTATCTTACACAGGAAGAGTTTGATGCTAAACAAAAAGCAGATCATTCAAACTCAATGGGAGATCAACATTCTATGTATAATCAAAATACTGGTAGAGAGACATGGATTGGACAGGGATTACCACAGCCAAAAGTGACAACTATATGCGAACCATCAATGGAAAGTGAGGGTAAATGCATTGAACAAGAGAAACCATTAGATGACTCTGGTGGAAGAGCAAAACCACACCATGCTAATTTAGGAGATGATACACCTGCAGGAGTACCAAAGAACGTAAAAGATGAAAGTAAACTAGATAGAGAAGGAAAACATCAACAAAAAAAGGCATTTTTAGAATATTTGCAGGCAGATTTGAAAAAAGTGGAAGAAGGACAGTTTGGAGCAGGTCAAAGAGGTCTAGGACATGATAAAGGAAGTGTTCAAGGTAGTGGTGATAGCGCTCAAATTACACCTGTACAAGAAGAAAAGAAACAACCAAAATCTATATAAACCCCACATATAAAGGAATAGTACATTATGGCAGACGAAGAAAAACCAAAATTCGAAGAAAGCTCTAATGACGAAGAAGAGACGGAAGCAAAAGAAGAGAGTTCTGAAGAATCACAACGTGAAGATTCAGAAAAATCATTCGTAGAAGCAGTCAAATCAACATTCGGAGACATATCTGAGCAATTAAGCACAGTAGTTGACTCCCAAAAAAGTATCATTGATGCTGTAACCTCTATTAATACTAGAGTTAAAGCACTTGAAAAACCAACAGACTTGGCTTTGAGTCCAAAAGGAACTCAAGGTGGAGACGATGTTGGAGCTTCAGTAAAAGTTCCTGAAGAACCTTATCCACAAGGTCAGCAAGCCAAACTGGATGATGACGGAAAGGAAACAACCAATGATCAGTCAAAACTGTCAATTCAGGGTGCTATAGGCAAATCTGAATTAGTTGCAAAGTCTGAACACTCATTTACTACAGAAACTCCAAGACCAAACGCAGCCTTGGAAACAGTAGATAAATCTGCATCTGACCTCAGTCCAATACTGAAAGATGCAAGAGAAGCTGGTTTTGAGTCACTTTCAACAGTAGCTCAAAATATTCTGAAAGGTAAATATTACCAACCAAACGCAGACGAGGTAGGTAGATACTAATGGTTCAGATAAAAACTATTGACGAATTAGAAGCACTGTATTACGGATACAATAGAAACCTTTTGAGAAAAGCTGATGCACCAGCAACAACCTCCACAGCAGGCGTTTTCAACGCAATCTTTGGAGCATATGCATGGGCGCAACTTAACTTAGAAGCAAACGCATTCGGTATTTTACCCAAGTATCCTTGGGATAAATCTGGATGGAGGGTTATTACTGCAAAACCTGTGCTAAACACTACAAATGCTAACACAGCATTAGGTGGTACAGCAGAAGGTGGACTCATTGCTGAAACAGTGAAGCCAACACTCCAAGAAATAGATGTTAGACCAAAGACAGCACAACTGCCTTTCTCAGCATCAGAAGTAATGGAATGGTTAGCAACACACAGCAAAGACGACATTTGGGGTGGACTTGGTTCACTTCGATTGTATATGGCAGTACAACACAAAGAATTCCTTAACAGGATGCTCTTAGCAGACGTTGAAGGTAACGTATCTTCAGGTGCATTCGGTGGTACAACCGATTTCGAGTCACTTGATAGAATTGTTTCATCTAACGCAGAAGAAACTGCATTAGGAGGAAGTGGCAGTGGGGAATATGACCCTTGGGCTGCTAACGCAACCATCGACAGAGACTCTAGCTCAGCATTCGATTGTACAGTTGAAAGTGCCAGTGGCACTATCGGTACAAACGGTGTTTTGACAGACGACACTTTACGAACTTTCCTTAGAAAGATTCGTATCGCTGTAGGTAAAGACCCAAACGTGTTCTTAGGCTCTCACGAAGTATACTCCGAGATACAAGGTCTATATATGCCTTCAGTCCGTATTCCAAACCCATACGGTGAAAGCTTAGTACAGATTGATGTAAACGGAATCCAGACCTTTAAGGGAACTGGCGTTGGTATACATGTGGACTCCATTTATGGAATTCCATTCATTCCAAGCAAAGATGCACCAAGCGATGCTGGCGATTCAAGTGAAATCGGCAGATTATTTGCATTTGATACATCTGATGCAGAGGGATATGGTTATCCAAGAATTGGAATTCAGATCGCAATCCCAACAGAATACTACGAAGCTACTCGCAGAAGTCCAGCATATCCATTTGTCAACAATGCATTTGTTGAGAAAGGTGTATTCAGGACAATGGGAGAAACTGTCTGTAGACACTTCAAGTCACAGGGAAAAATAAGAGATATAAAACTTTAGAATTTTATATCCAAAATCTTTTTTTTTATTTTTTAATCTTTATATATAGGGAGGTGCTACAGTTTTATATGGCAATAACAATCAGTACATCCGATTGGACAGGTGCTAACGTGAGAAAAACACTCTCATGGCAAGCTGCTTTGACTTCAAAGTTGCGAGTATATGCTGTCAAAGTTACCTTTGGTAGTGGAGACAACTATGCGACTGGTGGTGTTTCTGTCGACTTGAAACAAGGTCGAAGAGTAAAAACACTAGTAGCAGTAATTCCGACTTATACGGACTCGCTAAGAGAAGTAGTATACGACAAAGCAACAGAAAAGATTAAACTCTACGATGTAGGTGGTTCAGCAACAACACCATTTACAGAGACACCAAACACAAGCTCTGCTTGTGCGTCTAAAGTATTCGAGTTTCTAGTCATAGGCTACTAGAGTCCAAAAACAGCCCTTTTTTTTTCTTAAAATACTAATAAAGTTTATAAGGTATTAATATATTGAATGTATATGGTAGAACTAAATCACAGTGTAAAATCATTCAATTCTGACACACTCATAAAAGGTGGTCATGGGGTAATTGTAGGTGTTTTTGTGACAAAAGTGGGTTCTGGTTCTGATAAGGTAGTATTCAAGAATGGAACTGACTCAAGTGGATCAACAGAGTTTACCATATTTACAGCAACACAGGGAACATATGTACAGATAAACAGAAGATTTGAAGATGGTATATATGCAGACTGTACAGGAAGTGCAGAAATAACAGTTGTTTTCAAGTAATCAAATTTAAATACAAACAAGTTTATAATTATATATGGCTACAACCTATTGCAGTGTAGAAGACGTATCTGATTTTCTAAGAGTTCCTATTACAGCAACCACAACTCCTAACAAGACTCAGGTTGAAAAAATCATTAACAGGAAAGAGGATGAGATTGATCGAAGAATTGGTCATGCATGGAGATCAACAAAGGTATACAATGAGAGACATGATTTACCATTACTTTATACTTTCGGCTGGGGTACTCCGTTATGGCTACAACACAGAAATATTTATGATTTTGATGTATCAGAGGGAGATAAAATAGAAATTTGGCAGGGTTCTTCTGCAACATATGAAAACATCTTAACCAATTCTCAGTGGTATGATATGGATTATCAATATGGTAGATTATATCTTAGAGGTTTTATATTTTCAATTTTAAGAAAAAACAGAGTTAGAGTATCTTATAGATATGGTGGGGAAAAATTTTCAGGAGACACAAACATACCTAATGATATAGAAGATATGTGTGTGAAACTTACAGCTATAGACCTTCTCACAACAAGTTTTAGAATGGATAGATTACCAGTTGGTGGTAATTCAATGTCTTGGGGAGACATGATCAAAGCATGGAAGGAAGATATAGAACAATGTGTGATAAATCGTAGAGAAGCATTTGTGATACCATAATGGGTATTAAACTAAGTTTTGATATTAGCAAAGACGTTCTTACTAAAGTGTTTAGCCAAATGAAAGAACATTTGACAGAAAGAGTGGCAACACCGATAGCAAGAAAACTCGGTAAATCTGTAGCAGAAATTAAAAATGAAGATGGTAATATAGTTATCGAGGGAAGATTTATTAGCAGCACTGTAAATCTAGGGAAAGCAGGTATTACTCCTGAACAAGTGGGAGAAGCTTTATCAGTACAGGTAGAACAGGAAATAACATTAACTTTTGTTACTAGGGGAGATTCTAGAGTGTGTCAGATGTGTGAATCATTTGAGGCAGAGCATGGTGAGTTAAGCACAGCAGATCCTAAAGATGTTGAAATATTAAACCAATACAATATAATGGTAGAGTTGGAGAGACAACCAATGCCATTACATGAAAGATGCAGATGTCAAGTTGTAAGAGGAGTTGAGAAGAGAGCAAAATGAGTTCAGCAATTTATACAGCATTAAACGACATGGTAAGCATGCTAAAGACAGAGTGGTCAGATGGACAGACACCTAATATCAAGGCTCTTTGGGAAGAAAAATCTGCAGGGTTTATAGATGACAGGAGAGACATGATATTAGTATATCCAAAAAACGAATCCATAGAATACTTTGGTCTTTATGGGTCAGATTTTTTACACCTTGTAGATATAACTATAGAGGCTAGATCATACATGGATCAGGAAAAAATAGATAATGTAAACAAGGAGATTTTAAGAATAATTAAGGGAAATATACGAAGAACTGGATTTATTGACCTAATGGTTACTTCTACAATATCACAGAATGACCAACTAAGGAACATGTTCAAGCATGTAATAAACGTCAGATACAGGAAGGATAATCCATGATTAGAAATCTTTATATCCTTAAACGGTTAATCAGATAATATAATGGTAAGAACAGGTGCTTTTGCATATGCAAAATATGGTTACGAGACTACATTTGCTACAGCAGTCACAGCAAATAAGAAATTTGGATTACAAGATAAGGTAGGGAGTTGGTCTTTAACCAACAATAGGATTAATTTAGCACAATTAAACCAGATAGAACCTAATAAATTCGCATATGGACAGCAACAAGGAAGCCTTTCAATGAACTATGTTCTGAGCAACCCTTGGGTTTTTGGAGCAATTTATGGTACACCATCAGTGGGATCAGTATCAAACGGAGTTGCAACACACTCATATCCACATGCCTCAAACGGTCAGCCTAAAAACGTAAGATCAGCAACAGTCGAAATAGCATTTGATGCATCAGATTCAGGTGGTGGAGACATAGTAAGAACATTAAAGGGTTGTGTAACAAATTCATTAGCATTATCTACGACAGTAGGACAAACTGTTGACGTAACACATGATATGAGTTATGGTAAGGAAGACGCACCAGCAACTACATTTACTGGAAGTAATGCACCAGCATTACCAACAAGTGAATTTCCATACACATTCGCGCACGCAAGATTAAAAGTAGCAGATTCTATAATAGCACAAGTTCAGGATTTAGATATTACATTCACTCAAAACTCTGATATGTTATGGGGTCTTAATGATCATCAAGCACAGGCATCATATAGGAGAGTGTTTGACATTACTGGAAGATTCAGAGCGTCATGGCTTGATAAAAGCAGATTAGAAGATGTATTAAATCAGGTTAAGGCAGGTACTTCTGGAAACTTTGTTGAAACTGCAGGAGGAAATGTAGAACTTGAGATAGTTTTCAGTAATGGACAGTCAGGAGCAAACCTAAAAACAATAACAATACTAGGAAGTGGTCTAGCACCAACAAACATAAACATCACAGGAATAGAGCCTGTTGAACCTGTATTCGAGGAAATTGAATGGCAGGTAAAATCATGCACAATTTCATGTGATAACTCTATATCAGCAGCAGAAGAATAATCATAAGATTTATAAAGAGCAAATTCTATCATCAATGTAATAATGACGATACAAAGTTTCGAGATAGACTATGAAGGTAAAAAGGAGACCATTGAGTATGAAGATGACCTTGCATTTGGGGAGCTGGAAGCGATTCTTAATCAATGTCTAGACTTATCTGATGTAACTAAACCAAAAGTTAACTTACCTCAGTATAGGCAATCCATACTATTAAAGGCAGTTGTAAAAGCTCCTTTTAATGTAGACCTTCCTACGTTAAGAAATCTCAAAACCAGTGTGGTCAACCAAGTTTTAAAGGGGGTTTTAAAGGACTTCCCTTTAGTAAGGTTTTTAGAGGATTGGGTGGGAACATTCGTAGGTCTGGAAGATATGAGTATCAAGCAAGTATCTACTACTTCTTTGCGAAAGAGTTCGGCTGGGAACAAGAAAAAGTAGACCGACAAAGCACCCATTATCTGAGTTTAATAATAGACAAGTGGAATGAGGAACAGAGGAGATCTAAGAGTAAAATGCCTCCAATGCCTCGAAAACTTAAATAAGTATAAGACACACACTATTATATGGTAGATAAAGTTGAATTCACTGTTGAGGTTTCTGCAAATTCACTGAAAAAACTGAAACGAACTATGTCTGATTTAGAAGTAAAATTAGACGAATCTGCAGTAAAAGAACTAAGTAGTCACATGATAGATCTTGGAGAAGCTATAGCACATAACACAATAACAATACAGGAATTAATTGATAAATTTGGTGAAGGTGAAGGAGGATTTGGTGCTATGGGAGGAAGTGGTAATATAGGTGGAAGTAGTAAGATTTTAGAACAAATAAGGGATATGTTGGAAAATAACGGAGCTAGATTAAAATCTTTAGCAGATATAAACGAGGGTGGAATTAATGAAGCAGCACATAAAAGATTAAAACAAATGAGTATATCACAAATGATACTTGACGATCAGCTCAAGACAAAGAGAATATGGATGAGAGCAATCATTGGTGGTGGTGGTGGTCAATCTGGAATTATGAGAACATTACAAGCTGGTGGTGGAGTATTATTTTCAAATATAATTGAAAAAGCTCAAGATGTTATGAAATATCAGACAGCAAAAGCAGAAGGTAAACTGGATACGTCATCTCCAATATTTAAATCACAGTCTGATGAATCAAAGAGAGAGCAAGCAGGTGGACTAGTAGGAAAATTTGATGATGTTCAAAAGAGGGCTGAAGGTAGATTTGGAAAAGTATTAGGTAAATTAGGTGGGGGTAAAGGTATGAAAATGGCAGGAGCTGTAGGACTAGGAGCTTTAGGATTAGCATCATTAGCAAAGAAAGGATTTCAAGCATTAGTAGAATCATCTCCAATGCTCAAGCAAATGATGAAGATGTTGAATTTCGGTGTCATGATGATACTCAGACCAATAGGTGACTTTTTCGGATTCTTCCTAAGACCAATATTTGTTTACTTGTTAAGAAAGTTTATCATACCATTCTATCAGACATACCTACCTATGATGCAACAAATGGGAATGGATTTGGGAGAAACTGTAGTAGCGTGGTTAATGGCAATAGGAAAAGCAATGAATTGGTTAATTGGTATAGAACAAAAACAGGCAGGCTCAGGCAGTGTTCCTGATGCAGACATACAAGCAGCACAATTAAAAGAGATGGAGAGAATGAAGCAAGAGGGAGCATCTCAAACTGAAATAGCCAACAGGATGCTTGAAGGCGTAACAACACATGGTTATGTAACTGATCCAGACCCTGAATTAACAAAATGGGGAACAAAATTACCTGAGATAGTAAACCAGAGTGTAGATAATACGAAGTTAGCAGCAACAGGTATTACTAGTACATTAGAAGCTTTAGAGGCTATTAAAGATCAACCAACATTAGGAACACTTGTTGGAAATGGTACATATTCTAATCCTTTAATTGATCCTGAACCTCCTATGGACAGTGGTTCTCAGTTCCCAAGTTACTATCAATCACCTCAACCACCTACTGTACATCTTGAAATAAATGTGGAGGGAGATTTAACTAAAGATGTAATGGAGATGGATTTAGAACCAAAGATGGAACAGATTGCAACGGATGTGGTAAAGAGAACATATAATATGGAGAATAGGAGATAGATATGGCAGAAATCTGGTTAAGAAAATATAAGGGTGATGATATAGCGATGGTATTTAAAATAAAAGTATTTGATAATATAGCTTGGAAATTTACATCACCAATATCTCCGATGCCATTACCAGAGGAAAGTGGACAGGAAAATGTATTGGTAAAAATGGAGGGAAATACTCACACAGTACAGCTTACTTGGTTAATCAAAGAGGAAACTGTAAACTCAGGAGTTACAAACTCAACTGTAGGTGGTAATGCAGGATCAACCAAAACTATATTTGAGCAACTTAAATGGTTTTCTGTAGCAGAAGGTTTCATAGGAAGTAGTATGGAAGACAAATTTGATATACTTATTTTTGATAATTTTAACAAACACCCAAGTGGAACGTTGGATACATATCCAATGACTGCTGGCTCTGTTTCAGAAGGAACTTATGTTGAGTTTGATCCTGTTTCACCACCTGCTGATCCAGACAATCCTAATACAGGTGATTGGTTGGGCTTGTCACATTCTATGGAAGGGTATATCAGAGACTTACAGTTCAGAACAGCATCAAATGAGCCTGCAACACTTAGGGCTACGGTTGAATTTATAGAGGGAAATGCTATTAATAGTTATCAAGGGTCTAAACCAGCAAATCCAACAAATCTTAGACTATTAGAACCAACAGAAAGTGAGACATCTTCTGCCAAAAAGATACTAGTGAAATGGAATGCACCAACTCATACAGGAAATTCAGCATTAGTCAGATATGACATAATGTACAGGATTACTGCAAGTAATGATGAATTCTTACCACATCCAGTAGCTACAAATAACGCAGGATCAGGTGGATATCACTTAGGTGGTCTTTCTCCTAGTACACAATACTCGATAAGGGTTAGAGCAGTAAACAGTGAGGGAGTAGGAAGGGTATCTGCAACGCAACACTTTACCACAGCATCACCATGACAGATAAAATAAACGCGATAATAGAAAGAAGCTCAACAGATATACAAAGAGCGCCTATAATAAAAGCAATAGTACGCAGAGATGGATCTAGGGCTATTGACACAGCGTCAATCACAATACCATCAGGATATAGGGTTTCAGTTAATGATACTGTATCATATATTCAAGACGATGCTGCTCTTACATACCTTGTTGCATTATGGAATTTTCAAGGAAGCACCAGAGATGAAGGTGGTTATCATCATGACGGAGATACTGCATCTGGTGGATATATAGAACCAGAGGGATTACATAACAGACTAGCATATAGAACAAACTACGGACTTAAATTTACAGCAGCAGGTCAGGAGGTCACAGTTGCTGATAATACAAGTAATGGAGTAAGTGGTGGGGATAATGCAGGAAGTTTTAATCCTACAACATTGGATTTTAGACATCAATTTGATATAATAATCAATTTTAAAGTTACAGATGATGGTAGTTCAGGTTCACTCACAAACACAACTCAGATATTATTCTCTAAGCACGATGGAACTAATGGTGTTGAAATAGGAATAAAACAAGTCAGCTCTAAATGGGTTGTTTATGCAAAACTTGATTCTACTACGTTCACAGGAGATGGTACATTATACGGAATTAGTGCTTCTGTTGGAAAAATGGAAGATGATGATACTGGTGCAACAAGATGTATAAGATTTTACAGAGATGACACAAACAGGGTAAGATTAACTCTTGACGGTATTGAAGATGGAACTAACTGTACGCAGACTGTAGCCACAAACACAAACGCAAGACCTACAACAGCTCTGAAAATAGGGTCAAATGGAACTGATGATTTCAAGGGTATGATTTTTCAAATAAGAGTTTACTGTGGAGGGTTTTTGGATGAAAATGATTTTGAAACACTTATGTCTGCAGGCGCTCAGCAAATGACACAGAAAATATCAGGTAATGTATGGAGAAGAGAAGACTCATTAAAGAATATAAAAATTGAAATAAAAAGCAGATCAAGGAGTATACTTGATAGTGAAATAAGTTTTGACACAATACATGATAATACTACAAATACATTAAAACCAGCCACTCATACAAAAAATCTGTTTTCTGGAAATCAGGGATTAAGTGATATACTACAGACAATTATCAATTATGTTGATGATGATTTTGTTTATTTAAGATCCCCTGCAATAACAGCACCTATACAATTAAGCTACTCATCAGGAGGAGCTGGTAAATATCTTGCTGTTGGGAGATTTATAAAAAATGTTGAGTTATTAACAACTTTGGCAAATAGGTCGTTTTTAACATTTCCCACAAAGACATTTGTATGGGAAGAAAGCACAGACGGTGATAGTGATAAATTAAACAGTGGATACGTATTCTCTGATTCAGAATATCAAATATATAATAGGGGTGAAGATGATTCAAAAGTAGTTAATGATCTTGAACTTTACGGTGATCTACAGTATAAATATAAAGAACAGGTTTTTGATACACTTAGTAATTTTACAGCAAACACACCTCATGCAACAAAGTTTACATTCGCACCTCTTAATGTAACACTTGTACAGGGAAAAGCAAATTATGCTTCTGGTGGAGCTAATGGTTTTACCATTCCTGCAAGTAAATATGAAATAGATTTTAATGAAAGGACATTAACATTCCTAAATACAAGTTGGACTAATCCTAGCTCGGTATCGTCTGATTATGTATGGGCTAAATATGTTTATGAAATACAAGATGATTTAACCATAGCTCAAGGTGCTACTGATGATGCAACAAGACATTTAAAAATGCCAACTACTGGTCATAGTCACACTCTCGCAACTGCTTCACAGGGTATATATGGAATACGTTCAGCCAAGATGTATATTCCTCAATTACTTAACCAAAGCACATTTTTTCTATTTGCAACTAAGTTTTTTAATAAATCATTAACTGCCAAAAAAAGATATACAGTTAAAGCACCATTTCTTATAAATTGTCTAAGGGAGAATCTTCAAATTACACTTTCAAGTACAACGATGAAATTCACTAATACTGATGAGTCTTCAGGTCTTATTAATGGTTTACGAGTTGGAACTGCAGAAGATCAGTCTACATTATTAACTCCTGTAAAGAGTATTGTATGGAAATATCCTGAATGTGAGACAATTATTGAGTGTGGTGATCATATGTATGATTTATATGATTCTTCTAAAGAGACTAATGATACTGCAGGAACTACTCAGGGAAGTATATTAAAGACAGGGGTTTCTATTTCATAAGGCAATCTTTAAATATCTAAAGTGAAGAATAATAACCATGATTGAGACAATAGACCCACAAAACAATATTTGTGTCGTTCTGACTCACAAAGATGGGAGTAAAGAATGGTTCTATGGAAAGAATACCGTAACAAATGACGGAGATATCTTTTACGCAAAGAAAGCAGTAGATACAGCACCAGCCACAAACGAAGACTTTAAGGCTTCAGCTTGTGTTTTACAAAACCCTTCAAGTGCAGACTCAATAGCCAAAACTGATACTTACCAACAGGTAAGCAACCCAATCACCACATCAGGTGCAGTTCAAGGCTTACAGTCAGGATATCCAAAAGCAGATGATACAGGTAACTCAGAAAACACAGGAGCAGCAGTAGACGCTGTAACTTACAAGTTCGCATGGACAACAGCACAGATTAACACTTCTTCTGGTAATGCAATTACTGGTGGAGCAATTTATGACGTTGGACAAACAAGCCCTGTTAACGCAACAAAGCTGTTAACACATTGGAACTTTACAAGCCCTGCATCATTCCATAAGACTAATACTGATACTCTAACACTTTACGTGAATCACACAATGAACGGTACATAGTTATGAGAATGGCAGATGTATTTGGATTATTGGAGAGATTAGGTATGGGATTTCCTAAAGGTAAATTATCAAAAGATGATGGTATGAATGCAAAAGTGAGATTCGAAGAGAGTACCAATTTTATTCTAAAAAGTTCGAAAGGTAAAGTAACTAAGGGTAAGTGATTTAAATGGCACGTAAGGCATATGGTCTACATGCTACACAAGTTAACCTAAGCAGTTATCCAGATGATGGTACATCACCAGTAGGTTCTGCCGAATGGAATGAAGCACCAGACAATAAGGGAATGTTAGGATTTACACCAACAACATCAACTATAACAATATCAAGTGGAGTAGCAACAATAACAGACAGTGTAACTATCATAGCAGCAGAGTCAAGCACATCTGATACTTTACAAAAATTAGCATTAGATAATACAAATGAATATGATTTAGTTTATTTATTTGCAGACACAGGAGATACAATAACATTAGAACATGGTGATCTTAATGCAAATGGAGAAATTTCAACTGTAAGTGGAGCTAATGAAACATTATCAACCACAGTACCAACAATCCTAATTAGGAAGGGAAATTACTGGTATGGATATGGTGGTGGTGGATCATCAACTCCAACAGACATTACAGTAGCAGATGAATCAAGCGACACAACATGTTTTCCATTATTTGTAACAGCAGCAACAGGTGACTTAGCACCAAAATCAGGAAGTAATTTAGCATTTAATTCAAGTTCAGGTGTATTAACAGCAACAGGTTTTGCAGGAGCATTAACAGGTAATGTTACAGGAAACGCAGATACTGTTACTACTAACGCAAACCTAACAGGTGATGTCACATCTAGTGGAAATGCCACAACAATAGCAGCAGGAGCAGTTGATATTGCTATGCTCTCAGCAAGTGGCTCAGCAGGTTCAGGAACATTCCTTAGAGGAGATAACACATGGGCAACACCATCAGGATCATTCGTAGCAACAGCAACTGCAAACTTAGATATGACAGGAGCTTACTCTATTCATGATATTCAGACTTTATTCCTAGAACATCAATCAAGTGGTTTTGATGATGCGTCTAATGATAGAACAGACGAAAGTCAATTATTTGTAAAGCAAATTGATTCAAATAATGATGCTTTATACATAAGACTCAGAAGGAACGGAGCTACGCAAAACGTTCAAATTGCATAGGTAACACCTATGGCAGTATCTTATCTTTCTGGTGGAAGAATACAAGGAATAAGTAGTGTACCATCTAACACAGGTCAAGATTATGAAAATCAATTTACAACTGACAATGTGACCGTAGGTGCAGGTGGTCAAAACGATCTTGATTTAACTATAGTTGATGGACATATTCAAGCACATTCAAACTGGGAACAAAAACAGGGAATGAAATGTGAACAAGGATTAAACGGTAAAGCATTGAAAACTGTAACTGTTAGGTTGAAAAAGGCAGGAACACCAACTGCAACTTTACGCTGTGATGTGATACGAAATAGCAACCCACAAACAACACCTGAAGCATACTCAGATACAAAAGATCAAGATGACTTAACAGCAAGTTATCAGGACATAACATTCACATTTTCATCAGCAGTTACACTTGCAACAGATGATTATATTGTAATAACCTCATCAGCGACAGGTGGTGCAACAGGTACGAGTACA